CGATCTCGGCGTGCAGATCTTCAACGAACGCCTGGTCGCCATCGGCGGGCTCGATGTCCCGTTTGCCATCGACAGAAAGAGATGGGCCGATGCTGCATAGACTCTTACTCGCCTTAACTATCGCCGCCTCCCTCGCCGTCTGCGCTAGCCCAGCGCTGGCCGATGCGGGCGGTGGTCCGGTCGCACTCCCCGCAGTGACTGGATGTCCCGTTCAGGCGTGGGGCTCGCTCCCCAAGGCCGCCCCCGGATCATCCCCCGGTGACATCGTCGGGGCGCGCATCGGCATCGGGCCGTGCGCTGACCGAATCGTTTTCGACGTCGAGGGGCCGACCCCCGGATGGGACGTCCGCTACGTCAGCCAGATCACGGCCGACGGATCGGGCGAGGTAATCCCCATTCCGGAAGCCGGGGCCAGGCTCCTCATCGTGATTCGCACCAACGCCCACGACATTAACACCGGGCGTCCGACCCTGACGAGTCTCCCCGACCCGGCACAGTTCCCCGTATTCCGGGGGCTGGTCCTGGCTGGCGACTTCGAGGGCATCACATCAATCGGCCTTGGCACAAGGGCACGCCTACCGTTCCGGACTTTCAGTTTGCCGGGACCGCTCAAGGGCCATAGCCGGATCGTCATCGACGTAGCACGAAGCTGGAGGTAAATGTGGGCGCGTCACAGGAAATCCACGACCGCGAGCGTGAACTCATTCTTAGGCTCGCACGGGAATGGATCCAACGCTTGCGCGACGAGGGTGGGCTGGAAGAGGTCAGCCCAGCCGAGGTGGAATGGGGGAAGGTGGAGTTCCGCGTCAAGTTCAAAAGGGCGCCCATCGAAGTGACACTGCAAATCTCCCCCTAGAGCGAAGGTCTGCCATGCCAACGCGGCGATCATTACCCGACTTCTGGCTCACAATCGACCCAGGCGATAAGCACGTGGGTTACGCGAGCTGGGACGGTGAGGAATGTACCGCTGCGGTCGAGATGACCCCGGACCAGGCTATTGATACCGTGTGGGATCTAGCCGGGTTCGGGGTCATCAAGCTGTTGGTCTGCGAACGATTCACGCTCTATCCCTGGCTGGCCGCCCAGATGTCGCACTCGGAGCTGTACACCCCCCAAATGATCGGCGCGCTGGCCCACATCGCGCGTCGGCACGGCATACCCTTCGAGAAGCCACAGGCGTCCAAGCTCAAAGAAGTCTATAACCACCCCGATCTGTGCGCCCGACTCACCCGGTCGGTAGGACACGGAAAGCACGCGCGTGATGCCGAGGCACACGGGCTCAGGTACGTCGTCCAACTGGAACTACAGAGAGCGGGTTACGCATGAGTAGGCTGATGGTGGTAGTAGGAGGGCAGTATGGCTCCGAAGCCAAAGGCGCGGTCACCGCACGGTTGGCCCTCGACTCGGAGGCGCCGCTGGTCGTGCGAGTCGGTGGACCCAATGCAGGACACACGGTTATCGACGACCACGGCCGAGAGTGGAAGCTGCGCCACGTGCCCGTTGGGTTTGTCAACCCGCGAGCCCTGCTGGCTCTGGCTGCGGGCAGCGAGATCAACCCCGAGGTACTCTTCGAGGAGATAAACCTCCTGGAGGACGCCGGATACGAGATCGCCAACCGCTTACACGTTGACCCGCAGGCGACCCTGCTCGACTCGAATCACATCCGGCGCGAGACGCTCTCTTCGCTGAATGACCGGCTCGGTTCCACGGCCAAGGGCGTGGGCGCAGCACGAGCCGACCGAATCTGGCGGACAGCCGATCTGACGGGAGGCTTGCACCTGCCCGTCAGCGTGGCCGACTTGATCCGCGCTTCCGGGCGCGACGTCATCATCGAGGGGACCCAGGGCTACGGCCTCGGTCTGCACGCGGGGCACTACCCATTCTGCACGTCCGGTGACGCACGGGCGGTAGACATGATGGCGCAGGCCGGAGTCTCCCCGTGGGGCTGGCAACCCGAGGACACGGAAATCTGGGTCGTGTTCCGCACACGCCCGATCCGGGTCGCGGGCAACTCGGGTCCGCTGCGGGGCGAGACCAGCTGGGCCGAGCTGGGCCTCCCCGAGGAGTACACCACCGTGACGAAGCGCGTTCGTCGGGTGGGCGAGTGGGATCTCGACCTGGCCCTGGCTGCGCTAGCCGCCAACGGTGCGCCGAGCCCATCGGTGCGTGTCGCCATCACCATGATCGATCAGTTGTTCCCGAGCGCGTACGGGCTCACTGACATCAACGACCTCGGGTACGACGCGTGGTACTGGGTCAGCGACCGCGCCAAGGAACTCAACACGCCGATTCACATGGTCGGCACTGGACCCGCAACACAAATCACAACGATCGGAAACCAACCATGGATCTGACCGCTTGGTGGGCTGCGACAGCCGCCGATGACGTGGAACCCGCGTCGATCAAAGCGAAGGAGTACGGCTCGACCGATCTGGTCATCATCGGCCGCACCCTACGCGAGATGGTCGGCATCAACGCCGACGTTGTAACTGACGAAGAGATCGGCATCCTGTTCTACACGCTGGGCAAGGTGGCGCGTGCGATCAGCGCCATCGGTAGTGGAAGCAGACCAAGCGACGACACCTGGCACGACATCACCGTCTACTCAATGATGGTGCGACGCGTGCGCGAGGTGGGGCAGTGGCCGTGAATAGGTACGCCCATCCGGTCATTGATCACGCCTGGTCGAACGCTGGGAAGTACGCCTACTGGCTGCGGGTCGAGTGGGCGGCGGCAACCGCAGCAGGCGACAATGAAACCGCGAACGCACTCTGCGAGGAAATCGATGGACACGACATCCAGCAGATCCTCAAATACGAGACCATTACCCACCACGACGTGGGAGCTTTTGTACGGTGGATGCGTGAGGTGCGGAGCGCACCTCGGGCACACTGGGGTCTCAGTTCTTCTGACCTCGTCGACGCGGGGCAGGCGCTGGCTGTGCTTGACGTGTCACGATGCCTATGCCGGGAAGCCCAGCTCCTCACCCAGGCCCTTGAGCTTCTGGGCATCCAGCATGCTGGGACTCCTCGCGCGTCACGGACTCACGGGATGTTCGCGGAACCGGACACGTTCGGAAGGCAAGTAGGTGTCTGGGCGGATCGCATCGCTAAGTCTGCGCTGGCGGTCGAGGCGACCACGGCTGGGGCGGCTGAGCTTGTGCTGGGCGGACCGATTGGGACTGCGGAAGTGCACGACGCGTCACGTCTGGGCTCGTTGCTGGGGCTGCAGCCAGGGCGCTACCGCAAAGCACAGGCGAACGACCGGTCAGGCCTGGTAGCCTGGGTCTCGGCGGTCAGCACGCTTATGTCGGCAATCGAGCACTTGGCGATCCAGGTGCGGTTGGGGGCAACTTATGGTGAGATGGCCGAATATTTTGCGCCGGAGCAGTGGGGGTCGACATCGATGCCCCACAAGAGAAATCCCGTTCGCTCGGAACGTGTCTGCGGTCTGGCTAGGGTGGTTCGCGCCCAGCTCGGAGCCTTGGCAGAGTCTACCAGTTGGTGGGGCGAACACGACATCAGTCACAGTTCTGTCGAGCGGATCTGTCTACCGCTGGCGACCGGGCTTACCGGGTTTAGCCTACGCGAGGCGATTGACGTGGTGGCCCATCTGATCGTCGCGCCCGAGCGGATGCTCGAACACATCGAGCACTCGGGTACGTGGGACGAGTGGCTCGCTCGACAGAAGGCCGATCCGGAGGCCTGGGCCGACATCTACAAGGGACTGCAGAAATGAGTCTCATCTACGTAGCCGAGCCCATCGACCAGGCCGGAGGCCGAGCACCCGCCAAATGGAAGGTGCCGGAAAACTGGACGCTCTACCATCCGTCCAGGGCCTTTAGCGGCGCTAAGGGCTCGGCTGGGCCGGAGGACGTCAACCGGGCGGTGTTGTCCACGGTGGACGGCGTGCTGGCGTTCCTCCCCCGAGGGATTCCGACGATCGGCGTTCCGGCCGAGATTGAGTGGGCGCTCGGCAATGGCCTTCCTGTGGCTATCGTCTCCGACATCAACGAGTCCGTGGCGATACGAGGTTTTGCCCACCGAGGCGCCTTCGTCTCCCACCGAATCAGCCCAGCCGTCCACTGGCTCGAAACTGCCATCTTCGACGTCGCCCCGCG